TTAAATTGCATCTTCTTTTGATATACCCAGTACCCTAGCAGTCCACATATCCATAGACTCAAGCCTATTAGCCTCCTGCATAATAGCTTCTTTTTGCATTTCAGCTATTTTTACCATATTCTTTCTTTCTTCCTCTTCTTGAAATAATTGAACAATAGATAAAATTGAGGAATTTTGTTGTTGGCGCTTCTTCATTCTTTCAGAACGATCTCCTTGAAGCTTTTTGGTTAAATTCTCAATTCTATTTTCGCATTGATGATATTCGCCACTTTTAGCCTTTATCAATTCCGCCAACCTTACAGTCATATCTTGTTGAGTTTCTGATTCATCAAATAAATCATTCAACTTTTGCAAGTGACAGCTTATCATTTCCATGTTTACAATTTCTTTGCAAACATTCATATAAAGATTCACTTCGTCAGCCGATAAATCTGGCTTATCCCAAGTCAACCTAATAAATTCATGCTCAAACAAATCTCTGTCGCTTTGGCTGCTATAATTATTAATAATCTTTATTAATCTTGAATTTGACAAATTGATACCTAACTTTTCTATACATATTTGTATTTGGCGCGATATTTTATTTTCTTCAAGAGTTAATCCAGTAGCGTCGTTAATCTTTCTGATTATTTTGCTGGTCGCTTTAGGTGGACTATAGTTTCCATTGGGAGAATCTGTCTGAGCAGCGACAGACATTGGCGGCGCGACATTCATTTCTTGCATATAATCCAAGACAGCTCTTTGTTCCATCCCCAGTTTTCTTATATTTTTATCTGGGAAAATCATACAAGCAATATTGTATGAGCTATGACCATTTGCGGCATTTTCTTCAATTATTGCAATTTGCTCTTCACTTAAAACAATTTTATCTTTTTTCTTATGCTGAGTAGTTTTATAATTTAAACCTTTTTCAATCAAGAAATCCCTAACTAACTTTCCCTCTTTGCTAGTACCTTTTAAGGTATCATCTTCAAAAACTTTCCTTGTAATTAAAATCAAATCAGGACTTTCTCTAAAAGTCTTGATAATCATTTCCTCCTGCTCTTTAGATAATTCCATTAGTATATAATATCTTCGTTTTCTAAAATCTCAATTATTTTAGATCTGAACATATCTTTCAAGTTTTTTATTTGCTTATATCCAGCCTTTCTATTTTTTTCATTTGTTCTATAGCCCATATAATCAGCAACCTCTTCTTCTGTCTTTGTTTCTATGAATAACATCTTAAAAGCAGTATAATATCTGCCATTTAATCGCTCTCTCATTTTATCCTTGATTCTTGGTATAATTTCCTCCATGTTAATGCCATCCCTTTCTCCAATCTCTATTTCATGTATATGATTCTCCAATGGAACTGGCAATTTCATATTATAGCCACTTTGTTTTTTCTCTGACCATTTTTTATATAAACTACAAGATGAATCTTGTTCGCCGCTAATAGTCAAAGTGCAGTCAGCCCCGCCAGCATTATGAGGGCAACCCAAGCATGGTCGCGCGAAATTCTTATAATTATTCCTTAAAAGATTTTTAATTTGGTTATTAATTATAGTGCTAACCCAAGGCTCGAAAGACTTATCTTTATTCCAGAGATGCATTTTCCTAAATATATGAATCCTAATGATTTGTTTAACATCATCATAATCCATCCAATTAATGGCTTTTAACATCCATTTTTTGCGTTGCCTTTCGAGTAGAAAATCAATCTTGTCGATATTTTCTACAAATGATTTAGAGTTTTCATCCGCCATTATATATTTTTACTTCTTGGTCGGAATTTATTTACAGAAAAGTTTATTCCATTTTCCTTTGAGCCTTCCATGGAAAGCACATTGTTTTCAAATTCTATTTCCACATCCAATTTACTAATATCTGGGACTTCAGAAGAATCTGTAAATCCCTCTTCAATTTCTCTAGATTTTCCCAAAACTCTTCTGGTAGAAGCGGGAGTATTTTGCGCTTTTCTTTCTTGCCCAAATTGATTTCCGCAATTAGAACAAAATTTTGGAGGAGAATATTTATATTCTATTTTATTTCCACATTCAGAACAATATTTTACATTACTCATAATTATATATAATTATCAGTTTAAAGCACAAAAAATTCAAGTAAATTACTTTTACACTAAAAATTATGCTGCTTCCAATTTTGACACAATAAATCTAACTATTGCGCTTCTTACTATATCCGAACTGTCGAAAGAAAATTGATGTATTCCCATACTTTTGCTATCCTCGCAAGAGAATGTTTCGCAAATATTTTTAAATCCACTATATCTTATATCGCTTTGCATTAAATCGCCGCAGATAATCATTTTTGAATTTTCGCCAATCCTAGTCAATATTGTGATAAATTCATCAATAGAAACATTTTGAGCTTCATCTAATATAATTATTCTATTATTCCAGCTCGCGCCCCTTAAATAATTTATCGGCATAGCTTGAACAATTCTAGAATCTAAAAGATAATTTATATCTTGAACACACAAAAATTCTTCCATTTTATCACTTAACGGCAAAGTATATGGAGAAAATTTTTCTTCTATAGAACCTGGAAGTAATCCTATTGTTCTTCTTGTATTTTCTACAATTGATCTTAGATAAATTAATGATTTATCTGGATTATCCAACAACTCCTGAAGTGCTGCATATAGGGCTATATATGTCTTTGATGTCCCTGCTGGACCATTAATTAGAATTATTTTCGATTCCTTATCAAGAATTATATTAAGTAATCTTTTTTGCTTTTCTGTTAGCTTGTGTTTTCTATTTAGTTTTATGGATTTTTCGAGTTGCTTTATCTCGAAATCCCCATCTTTCGGTAGAGACTTCTTTTTTGCCATCTACTATAGATTACACTAAATTCTGGATGATTCTAAAATTCTTAGACATAATTCCAACATTTGGAATCTCAAAACTTTCATCTATTATTTTGCCAGAAATAGTATCTTCGAATACAGTTCCATTTTGCGATTTTATTGTAATTTTTAATGCACTTGGATCTTCTAATAAATTTTCTGATCTACCCCAACCTTGAAATGAAACTTCTTTTTGAGCTTTAGTTGTCTTGATTTCATATACATCTCTTTTGCCGACAACATATCTTGGGACTCTATCAGCTCTAATTGAATAATTAATTGATTGAAGTTCTTCTATGTTATTGACGCCGCTAAATGTCGAAGAGAATCCATGTGCAATTTCATCGGGATCGACGCTTAAACCAAGACCTCCTGTTTCAAATACTTGATTAACTTCGTTATATATATCAAAATCTGCTTTAAATTCAATAACCTCAAATGGCGAAAAATTAAATGAAAAAGAAGTTAATGCCGCGCCACTTGCGAAATTAGAATCCCCAAGTTTAATTGTTGACCCAGTAACACATCCTAAATGGCCATGTCTTAGAATTTGAGAACTGAATAAATTTTTATCCCAAGGATATTCTTCGCTATTAAAATTTTGATCTACCATACTTCCATCCATATAAATATCATCTTTAATAAAAAAAGTATGATAATCTGAATCCCATTCCCAAATTAATCCATTCCCATCTTTTCTTACTTTAAATATTGAATTTATATCTAGATATGGAATGCTAGTATTAACTACTTTTGCATCTAATCCGATCAATAAATCAAATACTGGATTATTTGCATATGCATTCCCAGTAGCATAAAAAGAAATTGACATACTACTTTTATTTGGCCCATTTTCCAAAAATCCGTCAGAAGATATTTCTTGGTCAAATCTTCTATCTTCCGCATAAGATTTTGATGTCTGAAACGAAAGTGTATTTGCCAATATCTTAACACCATCTATTTCGATGGGAATATCCTCTGCCCTGAAAAAACTCATTTATTAATCAATCAAAAATTCATCTTCGCCAATTTCAACAGAACCCTTTGCTTTCTTTTTTGCGGATTCCCATTGATTATAACAAACAGCTACTCTTTGTTTGTTATCCTTGAAATCTTTCTTTGATGTTTCATCAGACATACATCTTGAGATAAAATCGGTTTTCTTTTCCTTTTTTGATGGCATTGGTAATGGCATAATTATCCTTTTTTGTGTAATATATAATACATTACACGGAAAAGCAATGGAAGAGCCGCATAGGAACTTATTTGAAGAATTTATAAACGGGGGATGGATAGTCCCCATAATGGGAGGGTTGGCAATGTTTACTAGAATATTAGTAACAGACCCAAGTTTACACTGGCTGGATCAGTTAAAAAAAATAGGAATCGCAATCATCGCTACTACATTAGCTTGGTTTCTAATAGAACCAACTGAAATAAGTTCCTTTTATAAAGCGATGTGCTATGGATTAACTGGTTTTATCAGTCCAGAGATAATCGGGGGTCTAGTTAATTTCGGGGAAAAATTTTCAAAAGATCCAGACAAATACATAAATAAATAAAAAAGTGTAAAAGATCTTTATGAAAGATCGAAATCACGCCCAAAAAAATATCCTTAGACTTTTGGATTTTGAAAAAATCAGAAGTTTACAGGAATCTAACGGCGATTCCGTTATGCCCGATTATGTTATAGAAGATATGATTGGGAAACTTTTCGAAGGGATACTTGATTCTCCCGAAATTAAAATTGGAAGCTGGAAGCTACAATACAACGAATCTGAAGATAAGTATATTCTTTCCTATACTCCATATGTAATTACTGTTTAGTTTTTCTTGACAAATTTATATTTCTCCATAGTATATATGGAAATATGAAAAATAGAGAAACTGATTACGGCAAAGGAGACTTTAATAGATCAGATCCAAAAAAATTCCAAGAAAATTATGGCCGAATAAACTGGTCAATTGGATTTCAAGAATGGGTTAAAACTTCAAACATCACTTCTTCAGAAGTTATTAGATTAAGCGATTATATTTCTAAAAAGCTTGACAAACCGATCTCTGTTGTGAGAGGATCTAGGGAAGAATGGAACAAGTTTTATTATGAATTCAAGAATGCTATCCTATAAAGATATTGTCATAACTCCAGCTTATTCTGAGATTATCAGTAGGTCGCGAGTTAATACTGAAGTTAAATTCGGGCCAAAGAAATTCTTAAGTCCAGCTATACCCGCAAATATGATTTGCACCATAGACTTTAAGAAAGCTAAAGAGTTAAGTGAAAACAAATACTTCTATGTACTTCATAGATTTTATGACTACAAAGAAATTTATCAATGGATAAAAAATAATCAAGATTTGAGAACAATCTCAATCTCTATAGGCGTTGGCCAGAAGGATAAGGATTTAATCTATAAGATTTGCAAAAATAAACTAAAAGTAGACTATATTACTATTGATGTCGCTCATGGCCACCATATTTTAGTAAAAGAAATGGTTAAATATGTAAAAAATATACTACCTAAGCCATTTCTTATAGCTGGCAATGTTGGCACTTCTGGCGCAGTTGCAAGTCTCAGTTCTTGGGGCGCTGACGCCGTAAAAGTTGGGTTATCAATGGGCAAATCTTGCACTACATATAATTGTACTGGAGTTGGAACACCAATGTTTTCCACTCTAGAATCAATTAAGTTTGATATGGATCAAAAAGAAAAATTCTCTCAACATTCTAAAAATGTTCCAATTATTGCTGATGGCCAAATCAGAGAAGTCGGAGATATATGCAAGGCTCTAACAGTTGGCGCTACAATGGTTATGATTGGTTCTGAATTCGCTAGTTGCGAAGATAGTCCAGCAAAAACAGTAGATGGTAAGAAGGAATTTTTCGGTTCAGCTTCCCAATATACAAAAGGTCATGATTCTTTTGTTGAGGGAGAAAAGGTTTTGCTTGACATAAAGCATAAATCATATTTAAGTTATTTCAACAAAATCAAAGAAGGAATCCAAAGCTTCCTTTCTTATATTGGGCAAACAGATATTAAAAACGCAACTCAATGTACTTATAACATCATATGCAAGTAAAACTAGTATCACACACACAACCATTGGAAGATGGATATAATCTTGAGGATTTGATTGTTTATTGTGCGAGAGTAAGTAATCCAAAGAATCAAAATAATCTTAAAACCGCCCCAAGACTTATTGAATATCTTATCAAGCATAAGCATTGGTCGCCATTTGAATTGGCTGATGTAACTTTTGAAATAAAAACTTCAAGAGCAATCGCCGCGCAAATTCTGCGGCACAGATCATTCTCATTCCAAGA